CAGTATCTTGTGACTCCAAAATGGAAGCAAGGCGAAACCTTTTCTGAGGGGCATTGGATAGATGAAATTCGATTAAAGACTGTCCCCAAGAAAAAGATTGCTGTTAAAAGAAAGCGACTACGACACACCCCTGGTCACAGGGGCGCTGGCCCACATGCTCCAAAAAGAGCAGGAGGCCGAGTTGGGACAAGCGAATGACTGACACCCGAGCCAGTGTTTGATGGAGATGAAGAAGGACCCGAAGCCATTGCCTGCGCGTGGCTTGCGTGGAAGGAGAAGAGATGATGCACTGGTTTCAAATAACCGACTTCTTTGTATTCAATACTTATTCTCTTCTATGTAAGATTTTCGGTCATAAGCAGCCACCGGCATCAGCCTTAGCATTCACATTTTACTTTTGTCCGCGCTGCGCAAAGATGTTTTATTGGGATACAAGGAGCAAGTAATGACCAACCCCTTTCACCACACCCGCGAGGACGGCAGTGAGTATCGTGCGTCCCTACCCGAACTTAAGGCGATGGTACCGGGCCTTGCGGACGCTGAGTTAAATGCGTTGTGTGCTGCGGTGTGTGATGAGGAGTTTGTTGAGGAGTTTGTTGAGTGGCTCGACGACGGCGTGAATCCTCCGGGCTTCCGCGCAAGGATTCGTTTGCGCGACCCTATCCCGTACTACGGACCGATTGCGCGCTACACCTCCGACTGGCGCGAGGCGGGGCGGCTGCTGGAGAAGTATCATCCTTCGGTATTACACCACTTGTTAAGACGTTTCCCATGGGAAAGAGGTTCTCTCACGGAAGAGTTTCGCCGCGACATAACCGAAGCGGCTGTGGTGGCGGGGCTGACGGAGATGATTGAGGGGGGCGGGGAATGAGCAAGAAGCGAAACTGGTATCAGCGGTGCATCTATAAAGTGCGATTGAGAATCGCATCGTTTTTCGACTCGCGAACGGGATGGTGTTGGTGCGCGCTGGTTAATTGGGTAGATGGAGACGTGAAAATCTTCTACCGGATCGGTCTTATTGACTGGATCTGGTATAGGAATTTCGCATTCTTCGACCCGGAGAATGAGTTAAGCCCATCGGGTTGCATCCGAAACTCAACGGAAAGCGCCACTGGCCATGGGTGCTTTTGTGGGAAGTACAGAAACGGAAAACTACACAGGGTAGAGGCGGAAGGTCGCCTAACTCAAGAAGAGATGGACGAAGCAATGCGCAGGTTAAGAGGGGACAAGGGGGCCGGGGATGCCTAGCAAGATCGAATGGACGGATGAGACGTGGAATCCCGTGGCCGGATGCACGCGCGTTTCTCCGGGGTGTCAGCACTGTTATGCCGAACGTATGGCGAAACGTCAGATTGCGATGGGCAATAAGAATTATGAGGGCACCGTGGATAAGCACGGGCGCTGGACGGGGAAGATCAACCTGATACCGGACGCACTGGAGAAGCCGCTGCGCTGGTGTAAACCGCGTAGGGTGTTCGTCAACTCGATGAGCGATTTGTTTCACGAGGATGTGCCTGATGAGTTCATTGGGAAAGTATTTGCGGTGATGGGGGACTGGAAGTGCAGTGGCCATACTTTCCAAATCCTAACGAAGCGTCCCGAACGGATGTGCCAGATAGTCTTGAAGCACATAATAAAGCCCTTCCCGAACGTCCACCTGGGTGTGTCCGTCGAAAACCAAGCCACTGCCAACGAACGCATCCCGTGGCTACTCAAGACGCCCGCTGCGGTGCGATGGATAAGCCTGGAGCCGATGCTGGGGCCAGTGGATCTTCGTCCTTGGCTTGGCCCAGAGATTTTCTGTGAACTTTGCGATGTGGCATGCCCCGAATGTCCCTATGAAAAGGCTGTTGTTTGCGACGAAGATATATGCGATGAGACGGGGTATTTAGCCCCACGAACACTGGACAGCATTGTCGTGGGCGGCGAATCCGGTCCAGGAGCAAGGCCTATGCACCCTGATTGGCCACGGTCTGTGCGCGACCAGTGCCAAGAGGCGGGTATTGCGTTCTTTTTTAAGCAGTGGGGGGCCTGGGGGCCAAATCAGTCATTCGATCACGGGTTAGGCCGCAAGAATGAGAAAGAGCATTACTTCGATTCCAGAAATCGCGTCTACCGCGTCGGCAAGAAATCCGCTGGCCGTATCCTGGACGGACGCACATGGGACGAACTACCGGCGCAGGGGAAGGTAGCCGATGGTTGATCTATTGACAAAAGGGCGCGCGGAGGGATGATACGAGCCATTGACGTGTGTGCGGGGGCCGGTGGGTGGGCGGTGGAGGTGCGGACGGCTCACGCGATATTGGCGGCGCTTTGCGATGAGGTCATTGATTTGGAAAGACAAAGGATCAGGGCGGCGGAGCAATGTCAGTGAATTATGGGAAGTGGTACAAGGACAGGGCAGATGGCACGTAGTCGCAATATAAAACCAGGATTCTTCAAATCTGAGCAGGTGGCGGACTGCTCGGATGGTGCACGTCTTCTTTTTATTGGCCTTTGGATCCTCGCCGATTACCGCGGTGTGCTCGAGTGGCGCGCCAGAAAAGTTAAGGCCGAACTTTTTTCTTATGACGAAAACCGGGACATGGAAACTTTAATTTCAGAATTGGAAACCCAACAACTTATTTCAATACTTGAACAAAATGGAAAAAGGTTTGTGTGTATTCGCGAATTCTCAAAATACCAGAATCCCCATAAGAATGAGTGTGATTCGGGTAGTCCACTACCAAACCCAACCGAATTTCAAGATAAATCGCGAACAGAGCGACATGACTCGCGAGCAGAACGCGAGGACTCTGATCCTAATCCTGCTGATTCCCTGATCCTGATACCTGATTCCCTGATCCCTGATCCTGATTCCCTGATCGAGAGATCTTTGATTTCTATGAAACCGCGCAAACAACGAAAGAACATCTACTCAAAGGAGTTTGAGGAGTTCTGGGCAATAAGCCCAAAAACGGGGACGAAACTCGAAGCCTTTCAAGCGTGGCAGGTTCTTGACCCAGACAAAGAGACGCGGGACCTGATTGAGTTTCACATTCTTGAGCATATCCGTTGGCGCAAGGAATGGAACAAGGTGGATTCTAAGCATTGTCCAAACTGGAAGCATATGTGTAGATGGCTCAAATATGAGGCATGGACCATGGTGCTTGATTGGCCAAAAATGAAGACACCCCCTTCTGTGGAGTCACACAGGCGTGATGAGCGTCCAAATGAAGGTGCCAGTGATGCCGAGGTGGCTACGTGGCTCGGCGTCGATGAAGATGTTTATGCAGCCGGAAAGCAAAAGTTCAATAATGAATAAGTTTCTATTACATCCCGAGTTCGATCGCGTTCCGCCCTATGACGAGGACGCGGAACGCGCCGTATTGGGATCAATGCTTCTCAATCCGGATATGGTGGGGACGGCGATCGAAATCCTTCGGGGTCAGCCGGGTGAAATCTTTTATTTTCCTGTGCACCAGTACGTCTACGAGGCAGTCCTTTCGCTGCATCGAAAGGCGAAACCGATAGACGCGATGCTTTTGAAAGAGCAATTGCTAGCAGACGGACATCTTGATGACGTAGGCGGCATTGCGTATGTGGCGGATCTTAGTAGTATCGTACCGACCTCGGCGAACATGGAGTATTACGCGCGCATCGTTTCAGAGAAGTCGATCCTGCGCCGCTTGATTACGTCGTGCACGCGCATCGTTGGCGAGGCCTACGATTCTCACGATAATGTACAGGCGTTATTGGATCGGGCGGAGGGTGATCTTTTAACGATTGCGAACCGACACCAAATCAATCCACTTGTTTCTGTTGGCGAATTACTTGAGGAAACTGTCGCGCGATTCGAGAAGGAGATTTTTTCAGGTTCTCCGGTTACTGGTCTGGCTACGGGTTTTACTGATCTCGATAAAATGACTCATGGACTTCAACCGTCCGATATGATTGTCCTCGCCGCACGACCATCAATCGGCAAGACAGCACTAGCCCTAAATATTTCCCTAAACGCGGCCGTTGGCCACGGCAAAAGGGTTGTGATTTTCAGCCTTGAAATGTCTAAGGTCCAGTTAATGTATCGCCTTGTCTGTGCTCAGGGACAGATCAATCTTAGGCGACTCCAAGAGGGTTTTCTGGCTAAAGATGAATTTCCGAAAGTAGAGAACGCTGCGGCAGTGCTCAAAGATGTGTCTATATTTATTGATGATTCGACGAATATCAATGTGATCGATTTGCGCGCAAAAGCTCGGCGGCACGCAGTGAAGCATGGATGTGACTTGCTAATTATTGATTATCTCCAATTGATGACAGGGACAACTCGGTCAGAAAACCGCCAGACGCAGATCGCAGAAATTTCGCGTAGCATCAAGGGACTCGCTTGCGAATTGAATGTTCCGGTGTTGGCGCTTTCGCAACTTAGCCGGGAAGCTGAGAGGGACGAGTCCGGCCGGCCTCGACTTTCGCATCTGCGCGAGTCGGGCGCCATCGAACAGGATGCCGATGTTGTACTGATGCTTTATCGGCCATTGGCGCGCGAAAAGGACAATCCTTCCAATCAGATTTATCTTGATCTCTCCAAACAACGGAATGGACCGACGGGAAGGATTAAGTTGGTATTTGAAAAGTATGTGCAGCGTTTTAGAAATGCAGCAGATCACGAAGAGATAGAACACAGAGAAGCGTTCGGAAGTGAAAACCTACTTTAGGTCATGTGACAGGAGTAGGATGCTGGCGCGGTGTTATTGCTGCATCGTTTGCCTGTACAACACAAGGTGATTCTTGAAGCAAATCTCGCCAAGAATCGACATGGAGAAGAGGGTGGTTTCCAGATCGAATTCGATATGCCTCGGCAGAATATGTGGGAGCTGGGTAGTAATGAATGATCTTCCCTTAATTTTGGAGGAACGAAATGAGCAAGAATGATGAATTTGGTGAATGTGAAAGCCTTCAGGGTCTGGCTGTGGCCATCGCATCCCTTCGTGAATCGATTGACGCTCGATTCGGATCCGATCTCGAGATCATGACGTCGGAAGAGGCTGCGGTCTATCTGCGGATCTCAAAGCGCCAATTACAACGTCTGTCTGTCGAAAGGGGATTGATTCCATATAGCCAACTCAATGGCGACGGGAGCGCGGTCAGATTTCTGAAAACTGATCTCATGGAATACGTCGTCAGCACAAGAGTGCCGACGCTCGAAGAGGCCAAAAATCACCTTTAGACATTCGATAGATTGTGTCTAAATTGTGCTTAGAACTGTCGAAAGTTGTCGCCAAATGTCGTCAGCTTGCAAAGTCCACTGAAAGAAAACCCTTACCTGGCATAGAATGTCGCAGCATGTCGTTGCCCTGCATGGCGTCCTTACTGCTTTGGGAGCAGGAGGTCCCCAGTTCGAATCTGGGCACCCCGACCATTTGAGTCAATAATAGAAGCCTGGAATCACCTCCCCTTCTCTCTTTTGATTCTGAGAATTGACAATTGTGATCAAATTGTGCTTGGATGGCTCCGTTTTGGGGGTCGGCCATGGCGAGTATTTTCAAGCGTGGAGAGATCTGGTGGATTCAATATTACGTCCCTGGGAAGCCGCGCCCGGTCCGCAGGTCTCTTAAGACTGTACGAAAAGCAGTTGCCCGGCGGGAGCTTCAAGCAATTGAAATTGGCCTATCTGACCCGCATCGCCGACTTCAGGAGCCACGTAATCCGAAGGCAATTGCGTTCTGGGCGCATTATCTGAAGTGGGCGGAGTCTCACCTCGCTGCGGCCACAATAGATCTCCATACGCGGCACTGGAGGTATCTGTGCGAGCGCTCCGGAATGGGGCGCCTTGGCGATGTCACGCCGGCCATCCTCGAAGATTTCAAGCGATGGCGCCGTAAACTTGGAAACAGCGAACAGAGCATCAATAACTATCTCCGGGATCTTCAAGCCATTTACAACAAAGCGATCAAGTGGAAGGAGTTCACGGGCGAGAATCCCGTCGTAAACGTAGCCCGGTATGAGATTTCAAATCCTCTGGTGACTTTTCACACCGCCCAGGACAAAGACCGCTTGCTTGCCATAATCGCGAAGGAAGCCCACACCCTCGAACAGCAAAACCTCCTGTGGGCCGTTCTTCTCATGGCCTGGGCAGGCCTTCGCAAGAAAGAGATGTCATTCTCTCGCTGGGAATGGTTCGACTTCGAGCTGAAGATTATCCGAGTGACTGAATTCCCGAATTTCAAGATCAAGTCGCGGCGTGAGCGAATAATCCCAATGCATAATCGGATCCGTGAAGCGATGGAGCCGTATCGGGCGATTGAGGGTTTCGTATTCGAGTCTGGGCGAGACTCGCAACCAACAAGCCGGTATCGCTACGATCCGAAAAAGTCCCTAGTCGCCGCCCTAAAGAGAGCGAACCTCCCCACGGACGATCCCTTTCAGCGACTCAGGCGCAGTTTCGGAAGCTCGCTTTATCAGGAAGGTGTCGACCTGAATCGGATTTCTGAGTGGCTGGGGAACTCGCCGGAGGTTTGTCGGAAGCATTACGCTGGGATTCGGCAGGAGTACGACGCAGACATTAACCGGATGTAGTGATTCGCCTGAGTACGCTTTTTACCTGCTGATGGTTCCAAGACTTTCCGCGGCACGGCATCCGTTCGGCGTCCATGGCCCGGGCGATAGCGCGGCAGCTTTTCCCTTTGCTATGCAATGCGAAAATGCGCGTCACGGCCCGTTGTTCGGGCTCCAGGGGTACAATCCGCTTTGGATCGTCCGGGTCAATAGTGTAGCCGTAGGGGGCCTGGGAAGATATCTTTCGGCCGTTGGACTGATGGGCCCGCATGGCTTGGCTTGTTCTGATTGCCATGACCTTGCGCTGGAATTCGTCGAAGGCCTGCATAATGGAGCGCACGAGCCTGTCCTCGGGCGTGGTTCCATCAGTGCCTTCGCCTCTGAGGCTCACAATGCGCGCCCGCTTCTTTTCTACGGCGCGCTCGATGCTAAGGGCCAGATACACGTCGCGGGCCAGGCGATCTAGCTTCGTTACAAGCAGAACGTGTCCCGGTCGCAAGGCATCGATCGCAGCCCAAAGGCCCGGGCGGTTAATCGAAGAACCGCTGATACCACGATCACGGTAGACGCCTTCAACATCCCATCGTTTTTGAAAGACGTGCGTTTCCATGAGAGTGATCTGCGCCTGGTCACTCTCGCTGGTCTCCTGGCCCGGCCGCGGAGAGAACCGGGCGTATAGGATTACTTTTTGATTTATCATTCTAGGCCTTTGAATCCGATTACTGCTATTCGGGGTCCACGGTCTCCCTTGTGTCAACATCGAGGAATTCAAGTTCGCAAACCGCCCGGCGTATCCGGGCTTTATCAGGGCTCACCCTTTCATCTCGGCGGTGCCTTCGGCCTTCGCTATGGCGGCCTTCAGAACTGCTAAGTCATTCGCAATATCATGTCCGCGATCTGGGTGTTGGGGTAGAGATGTGAAATAGCCGGCTGCAATTTGGCACGCTTCTAGCAACTCCGGCGCGGCCACAAATAGGCGCGCATAGGCCAGTTGCTCTTCGCCGCCACGCCAACGCCGCCTTACAGAAGCGACGGCGTTTCCGTCAGGGCCATAAACAAAGATGGCCTTAGAGGTTGCGTCGGGGCGCACTTCCAGCGGTCCCAGCGTGTGCCTCTGCTTCGCTGTCTCGTTGTCCATCATCGATCTCCATGTTTTGCTTCGAGCCCAATGCCCGGCAGGACCGCCCACGAATGAGCGGCCCTGCCTGGGATTAGATTGTTTCCTTTTCCGCCTTGGCGATGGCCGCGCGGCATTCTTGGATCGTGCTCATTGATGGGCATGCGCCTGCGCGGGTATTCATGTATTCCCCGTGAAGGGCCGATAATTCGATACGGGCGTTTTTGCACGCATTGAGAAGATCATCAAACCTATCGCCCTCTTTTTGGAGTTCGCAGACCTGATCGTGAATGCTCTTGTTTGTGCGCCGAATCGCCGCCATACGCAGTGCTGTTTGCTTCGCTGTCTCGCTGTCCATAATCAGCCTCCACGTTTCATCGCCCGGCCCAACGCCAAGCCCTACCAGTGAACGCCCCGTAAGGCGCTCAAGCTAGGGCCTAGCGCGTATAAAGGTAGAACCTTTCGTCTTCGATATCCGCGTTGACTGCATCGTTCGGACATCCCGTTTTCAACATTCGCAGAATGTCCCTTGCAGATATACTAGCGTCTCCGTTAAAATCACCGAAACGACACATGATCCGACAGGGGATGCTTATGTGGTTTCGCAGATATTCCTGGGCTTCACTAACAGTGTCCAGGCAAATGTAGGCGTTGATATCCCGGCCGGTCTCGTAATCCATCGTGGCCGCGAAACGATAGATGTCGTACCAACAATGGCCACATTCATTATTGGGACAGTGGACTTCCCGATAGATTCCGGAGTCCTGAAAATCAAGGCCGCCGCTGTAGCAATCGGCGAGAACGAGGTCCGCTCCACACTTAGGACACTCTGTCGGTGGGTCCGGGTCGATGCACGGCTCCGGCGTATTAGGCTCTATCTTCGAGACCTCGGCTTTTTCTTTTATGCGCTCCCCATGCCGTCGATGTTCCCATGTGGCTTGACGCAGGGACTGTTCGTCTTTAGGCTCGGGCTTGGTGTTCGTTGGCTTGCTCTGTTCGGCTGCTTCTGACATGGCTTTCCTCCTTTTGTAACGGGTTGAAACGCTGACTCCACACGGAACATAACAGATCTGTCACGATTTGTCAAGCTTTATTTTTCGTAACTCTTTTATTGCCAGTCGTGGGACTAGGTGACACCACCTTTTTCAAAGGAGTCAGTTCAACTTCGCCGTCGACCAATTCACCGGTTTCTCGCCATAATCCCATCCCAACTCTCCACCAACAAACAACTTAGCCGCGTCGACCAGCCCATCACCTCTCCAGCTCCCAAATCACCCAGTTTTAGGGGACTATAGGGGTAAGACAGTACTATCGCCTGCAGCCTGTCTCTCCGACCACTCGAACTATTCACTGTTCGTTTTCATCAGAATCACATCAACAATCCACTCGTCCCCACCTTCACAATTCCTGTCTTCAGTACTACTCAAAGTAATACCGTCACTGTTCTCAGTACCCATCGAGAGAGAATCAAGGACTGGAACGTTCATTCTGTCTCGAACATTGAACCTGGGTTCACCCTTGAACGTTGAACCTGGGTTCACTGTTTAATGTCATTTTGGCAGCAAGTGGGATGTAGGCAACCCTGCCTACCACTGAATATCGTGGTGAAACCCAGTAGAGCGCGGCAGCATGGGTAGGGCAGGGGCCCTGTGCCCTGCAGCTGTTGTCGGCCGCCGGTGTCCGTGCCGGGCCTGTGAGCGTCGAGCAGAGGGACACGATGTACTCCGGAGTCGGCCGGTGGCCCAGGCAGAGGGCTTGTGTACGCTGTACGTGAGGGCGAGCGGGATTACCTGGCCTTGAGTAATTGAGGCGTGTACTGGCGAAGGACAGGGCAGGGCCGGTGCCTGGAATCTCCTGGGTCGATATCGGCGGAAACCGATCCACCGCCCCCGGCCTCGTATGTGGTTTTTCTCTAACCTAGCCCTTCCGTCCGAAAATCACATTTCAAAAATACGAAAATACACAATTCGCAGTTTGCCAAAACGGCAGTAGAGTTGACATGTGTTTGTGAATTCCTGTAAAAGGTGGATGTCACGAGATTGTATTGATTTACATGATTCTGTAATTTCGGGGGAACGGATGTCTGAGAATCGATTAGATACTCGGATACGACTTGAGCGGTACTCTCGCCGGACTGGCGAGGATGTGTGGGGTTCGTTTGTCGAATTACGTGAACGCCACAAGGCTGCTGGCAGAAGCGTGAGCGAAGCGTGGTCGGAGGCGCTTGCGGCGTATCCGGCCGACAAATATCCGGCTGAAGTTCCTTCTGAGGTTTCTCTTGAGGCGGGTCCACGCGAAGAGCGATCGACGGTCTCGCTTAGACATGGCAGCGCTGACTCCCATCGCATGCCAGGGCCCGCCTCGTCTAATTCATCTGAGCTGGTTGAGATTGATTGGGACGCGCTTCTTGGCCAGATGGATAGTGAGTCGACGTTAGGGAGCGTGTTCGACGGCGAGGGTCGTGTTGACTTCCGTGCTCAGCTTGAATGGGTAATTGAGAAGATGACCTGTTCGGGTGTGAAGTCTGACGATGCGCCGTGTGCGGGTGCATGGGGGATGCTTCGACAATGCCGTGATGACTCAGCATTTCGAAAAACGATTTACACGACGGCGCTTTCGAAATTGATGCCCGACAAGAAGTCTTTTGAATCTGAGCGGAGATTTTACGATGACGGTCGGGTGATGTTGGATTTTATTGAGCGGATACGCCAGGAGAGCGTAGACGCGAAGTATGAATGCGCGGGGGTATGATGTTGGATTCAAAGGGGCACTCGCGTGGTGGGTTGGTATCGTACTGGGCTGTTCTTGTAGTCGTGGGGTTTTTGATGGGCTCGGTTTTTCGTATAGTTTTTTATAGGGTTGCGCATTTGGGTTGGTAATGATTTCGCAGGATGAAGGCGTAAATGTTATCTGATGAGACATTGGCCGGGCCGTTGGAGACGAAGGCGGACACGCCTTATCTGCATTTGGTTCCAAAGGGTTACTACGCGAACCTTGAATTTCGAGCGCGAATGATTCGTCTTGGGAGTTCATCGCGCGAGGCGGCCGAGAATCTTTGGATTATGTGTTCTCGCGACATTCTGTTTTACGTGAACACATTCGTGTGGACCCATGATCCCCGGAAGAAGCCGACCGAGTTGCCATTCATTACTTACGATTATCAGGACGAAGCTATTCTTGAAATTGTTCGGTGTATTGAAGAGGGCGAGGATCTTCCGATCGAGAAGAGTCGCGACATGGGTGCCACGTGGATGGTGCTTGTCGCCTTCGAATGGTTTTGGCACTTTCGGTCCTTCAATAACTTTCTGGTTGTGAGTAGGAACCAGGGTCTTGTAGATTCTTCCGGGTCCCCCGACACGCTTTTTTGGAAGCTTGATTTTCTGCTGGAGAAGCAGCCTGGCTGGCTGAAACCTCCGGTAAGCCGAATCCTGTTGCATATACAGAATCTCGAGACGGGCAGCGTGATCGATGGCGAATCTACTACAGGCGATGTTGCGCGAGGCGGCCGGTACACATCGATTCTTCTCGATGAGTTTGCGTCTGTGCCGGACGGTCAAAAGGTTTTGTCTGCGAGTCGCGATGCGACACGGTCTCGAATAATCAACAGTACCCCGAAGGGTCGCGGCAATGCGTTTTATCGGTTCGTCGCGAAGGCCGCGAACAAGTTGACGCTTCATTGGAGTCTTCATCCTGAAAAGGCCAAGGGTTTAAGTTGCGATGCGGAAGGCAAGCCGACGAGTCCTTGGTACGAGAGAGAGAAATTACGTGCATCGCATCCGATGGAGATTGCTCAGGAACTGGATATTGATTATCTGACCTCCGATTATGTGTTCTTTTCCGTTCCCACACTTGAGCGTTTGAAAACGGAAGATTGCCGCATTCCGTTTTTTTGCGGAGACATTGAATTCAATATGCAGACCTTGCAGCCTATGGCCGATGCGTTTATTGATCGAGAGCGCGGTCCGCTCAATCTTTGGATATTTCCGAAGCAGGACGGAAACATTCCGGCAGGAAATTACGTGCTTGGCGTGGATATCAGCGTGGGCACTGGGTCTTCAAATTCTGTTATCAGCATTGGCGACAAAAATACGGGCCAGAAAGTTGCGGAGTACGTAAACGCGCATCTGAAACCCCATGAACTTGCTCGGGTGGCCGTAGCGCTTGCGCGATGGTTCCGAAGCGCCAAGGGGCCGGCGTTCATGGTTTGGGAATCCAACGGCCCTGGTCAGATCTTCGGCGACATGGTTATCGAATCTAAATTCAGGAATTTTCATTATCGAGAAGATCGCACAAGCATATTGAGAAAGCGATCTTTGAAGCCAGGTTGGTTCAGCACAAAAGAATCGAAGATGAGTTTGCTTGGCGAATATCGAAGGGCTCTTTCCGATGGTGAATTTATTCAGCGTAGTCGCGAAGCTCTTGATGAGGCCGAGAGTTATATTTTCACTGCGAATGGGAACGTCAGGCATTCGTCTTCAGTCGAGAGTAGCGACCCTACCGATACCGGGGACAATCACGGGGACCGGGTGATCGCCGATGCGCTGATGTGGCTGGGGGCGAAGTCCGTTACACCCGCGATCCCAGATGACAGAAAGCCTGCGTCTAATAGTTTTGGCGCGCGCTTTCTTTCGAGACGTAAGGCGGAACGGAAAGCTGGACGCGAGGAGCTTTACGCGGTATGAAAAAGGAAGACCTAAAAAAGCTCCATTCGTCGATCGAGGCGAACTTCAAACTTTTAGAGCCATTTCGGAAAAATCGGCTCGAGGTTATCAAGGAATATGTCGGGAGTCATTTTTCCGACCATGGATCAGAAAAACAATTACCTTTCAACATGATCCGCTTGTTCGTGGATATTTTCACGCGCCGACTTGTTGCGAACAATCCCTCCTCGTTGGTAACTACGAAACCTCTTCGCCTGCGCCCTTCAGCGGCGACGCTTCAACTTGGCTTGAATCATTTAATCGAAGAGATAGACCTTCAACGGGATCTTGAGACTGCCGTCAAAGATGCTTTGTTTAGTGTTGGAATGGTGAAGGTCGGCCTGAACCACAGTGCGAGCGTTGAGATTGGCGGTGTGCTTCACGACGTCGGACAGCCCTTTATGAATGCCGTTGAACTCGATAACTTCGTGTGCGACATGAGTGTTTCTCGTTGGGAGGATATGACTTTTATCGGGGACAGGTATCGAGTCGATCTTGAATTTGCGCAGACCAAGATGTTCGTTGGGTCTGAGGACGCCAAGAAACTTACGGCCACCGGGAAGGCCGTCCAGGACAACGAGCGGCACAGCACCAAAGAACTTCTCGAAAAACGCACTGGCTTTGATGCCGAGGAATATCGGCCGAAAGTGGAGTTGTGGGATCTCTGGTTGCCGCTCGAGAACAAAGTCATCACGATCGCGGCAGGCCAGTTGACCGACGTTGTGCTCAACGAGATCGACTGGGACGGCCCGGAGCTGGGGCCTTATCACCAATTGGGTATGGCTGAAGTGCCAGGCAGCGTGATGCCCTTGCCGCCTATCGCGAGTCATCGCGATCTGCACGAGTTGGTCAACTTTACCGCGCGAAAGATCCAGCGCCAAATTCACCGGCAAAAGGAAATTCTCGGTGTAGCCTCCGGCGGTGAAGGTGACATAGACCGGATTATGAATTCCGACGATGGTGATGTCATCAAGCTCGATCATCCCGACCTCGTGAAGGATTTCAAGCTAGGCGGTGTTGACAGTCTGAATCTCGCAACGATGGTAAATTTTATGGAGCTCTTCAAGCAGATGTCCGGGAACCTCGATTCCATAGGAGGGCTTGGGCCCCAGTCAGATACTCTCGGGCAAGACAAAATGATCGCTGATAGTTCCAGCGTACAAGTCGCCGATATGGCCGCGCGCGTGACGAAATTCACTGCGCGGATAGTCCGCGACTTGGCTTTTTATCTTTTCGAAGATCCTTTGATTAATTTGCCCTTGGTCAAGCGTGTACCTGGTGTCGAGGGCGTTGAAATTCCCGTGACGCTGACCGCCGCAGATCGTGAGGGTGATTTTCTTGATTACAACTTCGATATAGATCCCGTCAGTATGTCCCACAAGACGCCGGGGGGACAACTGAACAAATTGATGACGGTAATTCAGCAGGTGTACGCGCCGCTAAGGCCAGTGTTTCAATCACAGGGGATAACCCTTGACACTTCCCAGTTGATTCGCTCTCTCGCACAGTACGCGGATCTGCCCGAGCTCGACGGATTGTTTATTTCAGACGATGGCGAAGCGCTGTTAGACGACCAGCCTGTGGGATCTCATGAGCGGACGCTTGATCCGAACACGACTCGCACGAATATTAGAATAAACCGCCCCGGCGCAACGAACAGCGATCGCGCGAATGCGTTTGTTCAGGGTCTTCTCGGGCAGGGTAACGACGAACAGCGCGCGGTGGCGGCGAGGGCGACGGGGTAATGACAGCCCTAATCTATTTAACTGGACAAAAGTTTGGACGGCTTACTGTAATTAAACGCGCTGAAAATAGTTTGACTGGCCTGGGTCGTTGGCTTTGTCAGTGTGACTGTGGGGGTCAATCTATTGTTTATTCACAAGACTTGCGGCGAGGCACCACTCGCAGTTGTGGATGTTTGATGCGGGCGGCTAACTTTACTCACAGAATGGTTGATTCGCGGGAGTATAGCACGTGGCATGGCATGAAGAGCCGTTGCTACAACGAAAAAGTACCACATTATGGTCGCTACGGCGGTCGTGGCATCAGCGTCTGCGCCCGTTGGCTACATTCTTTCGAGAACTTCTATGCCGACATGGGTGCTCGGCCAGAAAGTATGTCGATTGATCGAATCGACAATGACGGTAACTACGAGCCCGGAAACTGTCGATGGGCTACACCGAAAGAACAAGCCAGTAATCGACGTCCTGCCAAGAGAAAGAAGGTTGCAGTCTAATGGCTCAACAGAATGTTTTGGCAAAAGTCAACATAGCCCTACTTGGCGTGATCGTTTCTATTCTGCTTGCGGCAATTCCTTTTGCCATAGACCTCCAGGGTCGCATTATTAGGATCGAGACGAAAATGGAGGCCGCTGGCGATACGACGCTAATTCTTAATGCACATGAGAGCCGGATTGTAAGGCTTGAAGAGCGATCCAGAAGGGGTAACTGATTTGCCGCTTTACGCATACCAATGCTGGGATGGGCATACAACTCGCCGCTTTTATCAGTCCGACAAGATCGCTAAGACCGTTCGGTGCGAGCACTGCGAAGGCCGCGCCCGACGCGTTCTTGGCTGCATGGTTGCTCCGAATGGGAACTTTCCGATGACCTCTTCAGCGGCGGGCGTGTACCCAAGCCAGATCGAGGAGGCGACCCAGAGATCGCGGGAGCCCGGCAAGGTGTCGGTCGAATTTGACAGAGAGGGTGACGCGATCTTTACCGACCGTAAGCATCGTAAGGAGTATTGCGAATCGGTGGGTTTGTTCGACAAAGACGGCGGTATCGGCGATCCGATGCCTTTAGGAAACCGAAACGAATAGGGAGACGGATGACATGCCTACGGACACGATCAAAGAAACAGCGGCAGCAGAGGGCGCTGAAGAGAGCGCCCAGGAAAACAACGATGCGGCCGAAGAGAGCGGGGCGAAGACAGAGGCGAAGACAGAAACCTCAAAGGCGCCCAAAGTGTCCGAGGTTGACCTTCTTGTTGTTGGCGGCGAAAGCAAGCCGGCATCCGAGAAGCCCAAAGAAGAATCTACCGTCGATGCGGACAAGCAGTCCGGGTCGACTGAAGATACCAGTGACGAGGAAACGTCCGCGGCGTCCGAAAAGGACAAGAAGTCCAAGGTGGACAGCAGGGCCGCGAGCGTTTCGGCTGGAATGTCAGAAAACGCATTTGGAGTTGCGGATCCCACATTGCTGGTCGATGCCGGCAAAGTGGGTATAAGTCCTCAGCTCGCGTTTCAACTGGCAAAGGCAGGCCCTGACGTCCTGCGGAATGCAATCGCTGAATGGTCTGAGAACGCGACCGCACGCGAAAGCGCCGAAAGTCAGGAAAAGAAGTCTGAGATTCCGAAGATCGAGATTGATCGTGAGGAATATGGCGATTCGATTGCAGACGCGTTTGATGCCATGACCACGCAGTTGAATGCGTTGGTCGAGCAAAACAGCGCTCTCCAGTCGGAGGTTTCCGGTTTGAAGGTCGGGAGTTCCAGCGGTGTCGCCAGGGAAGTCGAAGCCGATTTCGATCGGCAGATTGAACACCTTGGCGATGATTGGGGCGAATTATTCGGGAAAGGCTCGAGCGCGGCCCTGAAAGGAACGCCTGAGCACAAAAACCGGGAAACAGTATTCAACAAGATGGTACTGGATGATGCCGTTCGTGAGCAATTGAATCTTTCTCCGCTTACACGGGAGGAATCTTTTAATAGCGCGCTGCACGGCATCCACTACAAACATGCAACGAAACTGACCACTCAAGCTATCTCCAAAAGCGTGACTAAACGCTCTGGTCAATCGATTCAGAAGCCGGCGCATGGCGGAACCAAGGCCTCCCAAAAAGGCCGGGAACTCGCGATTGAGACGGCGGGCAAGAAGCAGAAAGAATTCGGTGGCGACTAGAACGAATGCCGCGTTGCTGGACATGAGTGGCGTGGAGGATTAGGAAGTGGCTAAAGTATCCGATATTCAGGATCTCGTGAATTCAACTCTAGACGATTTGGGTCCGCCGAGATTTGAGCAAATTGCGCAGCGGCTCACTGATTATGAAATCATGAGTCGGCTACTCAAGAAAGATCGAATTCTGGTCAAGAGCGGTAAGGGTATCGAGCGTAGGATTATGCTCGATCACAGTGGCGCCGCCCGTCATACGGAAATGTACGGGACTGATGCGACGAACATCACCGACGTGTTGAAGCTGCTCAATGTACCATGGCGATTCGCCGAGACTCATTATCTCATTGAGCGTCGCGAAAACTTGATGAACATGCCACCGTCCGAATTGGTGGACCTTCTCGAGTTGCGTCGCGTTGACGCGATGATTTCTTTGACGGAAGAACTGGAAACGAAGGGCTGGAAAGCGCCGACAGACAGCTCTGACGCTCTTTCGCCTTGGGGTATTGCCTATTGGATCGTCAAGAATACGAGCGAGGGATTCAACGGCGGAAACCCGAGCGGCTTTTCAGATACGGGTGGCATTGACGCTTCGGCAGAGACACGCTGGAGGAATTGGACCGCGCAATATGCGGCCGTATCCACGAGTGATTTGATTCGTCGGATGCGAAGGGCGGGCTTGAGGACTGATTTCAAGTCTCCCGTTGACATTACGGATCTTCGAACCGGCAAAGGCGAGCGATTCCGTATCTACATGAACGCGGAGACGCTTCTTATTTTTGAAGAGGTCGCCGTTGCTCAGAACAACCAGCTCGGATCCGATGTGGCGAGCATGGACGGTCGGACGGTATTCAAGAAAAATCCGATCATTTACATTGGCGAACTTGACGCCGATGCGACCGATCCGGTGTACATGATCGACACCAACACGCTTTACATCGTTGCCCTTAAGGGCGACGTGCTGAACGATAGCGGGTCGAAGCCGCTTGCGAATTCGCACAATACCTTGGCCAGCTTCATCGACCTGACTTACAACTTTGTGTGCATCGATCGGCGCAGAAACGTCGTGATCAGCAAATAGTCATCCTGGTTGCTTGGATGATGATGCTGGCGCAACTGAAAGGAAAAAAGAATGTCTGAAGCGAACGTTCAGATTAATAACGATTCACGTCCGAATCCCAAGCACTATTGGTATGCGGGCACGGATCAATTGGAAGTCGGTTACGCGATGTGTATCGATGTTGCTGCTACCAAGGGTATTCTCAAGACTAGCCTTGGTCGCCAGGTCACCAAGCCTGCGACGGCGAATCTGATGCACTTTGCGGGTGTGGTCATGAGCGCATGTAAGGGCCCGTGCCAGGTCAAACTTGCAATTCCTGACCGGAACTACATGGGCGAAGTGTTTACCAAGGCGAACATGGTCAAGGACGTAACGGTTCTCGGTCCCGTGGACGCATTGTATTCGTTGGCGATTAAGCTTGACGATCACAATGCGACTCCTGCGACGACCACCGGCCACAATTTGCCGAGCGTGGCACTTGCGCTGGAGACTGTGGACACGAGTTCGACGGCAGCGAACAAGCTAGTTCGTTTTCTGTAGTCCGATACTGTGGATTTACCGCCTGGGGGCGCTTTTGCCCCCAGGTTCGATTTGATAAAAGACAGGAGACTTTTGAGATGACTGGGTATGGAAGAGAAATTTTGGGGCAGGTCGTTGGTGGCGATGGCAATATCACACTTCTTATGCAAGATGCCGTGACTGTCGCCGAGCAGCGCATCCATCGTCTCGGTGTGCGCCCGATTCGATCGGACGAAATCGAGGCTGCACTTGTGGAGGCCGGGATTGAGATCCCCAAAGAGGTCTCGGAAGTCGAAGAGGTCACTGAGGACGACGATGCGCTCAAAATGCCCGTAGCGGTCGATTGGGCTGAGATTGAACACGGTACTCTCGTCGAGTTCAAGGATCGAGAGGGCGAGATCCGTTTAGGTCTGTTCGCGAACGTCAGTGAAGACGGCAATATCGTTGTGACAGTAGATGTCGGCGGCGAATCGGTGAACGCGTCTGTAGTGCCCGAGAACGTAAGACTTGTATAGATAAAGGGGGTGTGGTTTGACCACATCATTCGCGAAACCATACGACGACGCGATTTTTGAGATAGACGCCGCGATCAGTGCTGCCGCAACGACTGTGACGGTGAAGGTGAACACGAAGATTCCCGCCGGCGCGACAACCATATTCGCGGCGCTGGTCACCCGTGCGACTTTTGGCGATAAAGGCATCGGCACCGTCGAGATCAAAGAGCTTGTGACGATCACGAATGTATCCGGTACCGGCGAGGTCGATTTTACCATTACGCGTGGCCCTAGTCCGCTCCCGTTCAGCAAGAACGACATCATTCGGGTCGACTTCAACTCACAATGGTTGACCGAGATTCACAACGTTCTCGATGGTACGGATCTACTTTCCATCGGCGCGCTCACAGTTACAGGCGATTTTCTCGTAATAGGAGCAGCTGCGGCCCTCTCAAGCTTTAACGTTGGCTTCTCGAATTTCTTAACTGTTGCAAATCTTGACAGTAGTAATAGCGCCAGCGATGCGGTGATACGCCTGACCACAACGTTTTCCACAGGCGGCAATCCCGTTGTTTCGTGGGGGATATCCGGAGCGCAGTCATTTCAAATGGGCATCGACAACTCAGATTCTGACAAGTTCGTTGGGTCTGTGGGGGTTACACTTGGCACTGCCAACTGGCTTGAAGTTACTGCCGGAGGTGCTGTCACGCTTCCGAATGCGTTAGCTACCGGTGCGCTGACTGTGACGGGGTTAATGCAATCTACGACAGCAGGCATCGGTATCGCGCATACTGACGGAACTCTCCACGTACACACCGCCTCTTGCGGGGCACAGTCCGCGCCAGCCGCTGCGGATGACCTTGTAGTCGAGAACAACGCAAGCGGGGGCATGACAATATTAACCCCTGATGCAGCGTCCAGTGAAATCGTTTTTGGCAGCCCATCAAGGCAGACAGGGGCGTTCATTGACTGGAGATTTGGCAATCTCGCATGGCAGATAGGCGCTGCGACTGCAGGCGCGAAAGTTGAAATTTTCAGCGGCAATGGTGTCCTCGCCATGACGTTGAACTCTACGCAGGATGTCGAGATCCCATCGGGCAACCTCACTGTCGCCGGTATTCTCACAGCAGGCTCCGGCCCAGTAGTCCTCACCACCGCTGCGGGTTTATTACGGCATCAAGCCATCGACCAAGCGATTGCGGGTGCAAACATAACGAATACGGGCGGCGTGCTCAGCGTTCACGCGCAAAGCCACACGGTAGCAAGTCATTCGGATACAACGGCAACCGGAGCGAATTTGAACACGCTCACAAACAATAGCATGGCCGACACGTTGCACCGCCACAGCGAACTTGCCGCGAGCGATGGTAGTCCTGATCCTGTGATAAGTGTGAGTGCCGACGGAGAGACGGTCACTGTAGGTCAGGCAGCGGCGATTCGTGGACATTTATTTCTTAATGATGGTGCTGGAGGCAATACAGCATCCTATATAACATTCACGAGTCGGAACGGAACGGAACGAACTCTTTGGATTGAGGACGATGGCACGTTAAAAATCCACACTAAGGCCCCAGTGCTTAACGCCGATGGTGATGTGGTAGGCGCTCAAACTTAGAGGAGAACAAACGATGGCTAGAGATCCAGACATGCGGACAGGTCGAATAACATCCGCAGAAGTCATCGCCAAAGCAGATCCGGCGGGCCGTTGGGGTCCGGATGGCGAGTATAGCCTAGGCGATGCTTACGAGGGAGCTGCGGGCGATATCAGCCTAAACGATGTCCTCAATGGCAGATCCCTCAATGATATTTTAGGGCGTGTAGAAAATGACGCCGTGGATTTGGAACATGCGGCCGAGATTGTATTCGTAGCACTTGATCTAAATATTCTCGGACTGAAAGTGTTTCGGCTTTGTTTGGCCGATATTGCCGAGACGTTTCTCGATGAATTTGAAGCAAGCAAATGGAACAATCCAGAACCGCGCGCGATGGTGGATGCCATTCGTGAACTGGCATTCGGAAAAACAACACCTGTCGATGTGCAAGCCAAGGCTGAGGCGGCGTATGCAGGTGAAAACTCACGGGCAGACGTATATTTTTTCGGTTACATGGCTACCGAACCGCCCGGTTCAAAAAGAATGATAGAGGGTCAATGTTTAATTTTTGCAAAACTACAGAAAGCGAAGACTCTTGCGCAGGTTCAAGTAATCATAAATCGCATGAAGGAATATGACGCAGGGACAATCGACTTGACTGCTGTATCAGCGCAGGTTTGATAAACCATAAGGAGAGGGAACATGGAAATTGCAAGGCAGGACCTGGATAGAATTCTGAAGGTTTACACTGGTAGCGATGCAAGCATAGGCGAGGGTCCGCTGAGTGCGCGAATGGCGCTGTCTCATGCCGCAAACCTTCTGGTTCAAGGCATGACACCGCAAGATTCACTCAACGCCGCTAATCTCATCGACAAACTGATGGTTAACGGTCAAGCCGTGTGCCTGGAAGCAGAGGAGATTGTTTCCTTGAAGAAAAATGCGGCCCAATGTTTTGCGCCGTTTGTTTTCCGGCAAATTCACAACATACTTGAGCCGCCCGCGAAACCGGATCTCAAGGAGATTCCGAAGACGAACAAGGTTGCTGCGGAATCGTGATTGAGCGCCGCAACAGAGTGCGGCTTGTGGATTCAGCGAGGCGGAGTTCACGCACGTAGCGATATCAGCGTAGGAATGTAGTAGATCATGCCAATGTTCGGTGGCGCAACATTCGGTAGTTTGGCTTTTGGCGAGGCCACAGGAGAGAGTTGTGCCGATCCAGGATTGCTGCTCGATTACGACGAAATCTTTATCGAAGTCGCAGAGTTCCTTGGCTTCGGCGCTGCGCCGACCGACGCGACTAAGATAGCTCAAGTTGACCGCGTTATTCAGTCCGGTTTGCGAAAGTTCTATCAGCCGGCACCCATTGAAAAGGATGCGAAACCCCATAGGTGGAGTTTCTTGCATCCGACCCGGGAACTATCCTTATCGGCCCAATTCAGCGCATACGGATTGCCCTGCGACTTTGGTGGCGGTCTTGATCGCGTTGTTTTGTTAACGGGTGCCAGTCCTGTTCCGATAACCGTCGTTAATCTGGACCAATTGCTTACGATGGACGCCCAGGGCGTAGCGGCCGGCACGCCAAAATACGCCGCGATTCGTGCTACGAAGTCAGACGCCACGACTGCGCAGGCCTACGAGATCCTGTTTCATCCGATTCCAGACGTTGATATTGTCGTTCAATTTCAGCATGACGTTGTCCTTGAGGAGATTAGTACCGCGAATCCTTACCCCGCCGGAGTGGGCCAGCACAGCGAGACTATTCTTGCGGCATGCTTGTCCGTGGCCGAGTTGCGGAAAGATCATGAGCGCGGAATTCATAGCCAGGAGTTCCTTGAGCTACTTTCCCGGAGCATTCAGTTTGATCTAGCCAGCTCGATTACAAGCGAGCGCAGTGCGTACACGATTGATGCGACGACGCCTACAACGCTCAGTGTTGATTATACTTACTTGATCAGTGAAGTTGGGCATGCATTAGAGTTTGGGCATAATCCTGTGGCGTATAGCCATGACGAGACCGAACGGATCCGATTTGTCCTAGACAGGGGGTTGCGGCAATTTTATTATCCGCCTAGACTTCAGCGGCAGGTGGTTCCTTGGTCCTGGAGTTTTTTGCGTCCGATCAAGACCTTGGTGACCGTTGTTGATCAGGGTGACTACGACTTGCCCGCCGATGTCGGGGCGATCATTGGAACCATGACCTATGGCGCACGTACCTCGTTTCCACCTTTGAAACTTGTCGGCGAAGGCATGATTCGAACACGCCGGCAATCGTCTTCCGTTCAACAAAAAGGAAGGCCCCGTGTGATGGCAATTCGCCCGAAGGGCGGGGATGGAAGCGCTGAGCAGATTTGGGAGGTTCTGCTTGAGCCTGTGCCCAATGCGATATTCACCTTGAGTTATCGGGCTCATATTCGACCCAGTCGAATTACATCGGCCAAGCCTTTTCCGCTGAGCGGTATCGAGGATGCGGAGACTTTGCTGTCGAGTTGTCTGGCCGTGATTGAGGACAACAATACGGGTCCGAAATACGCACGGTTTCTGAGTTTACTTGAGGGTTCCATAGAGCGCGACAAATCGCGATCTACGCCCGAGTACTTTGGGAAGTTGAGTGACGATTCGGACAATGATTCACTGTTTAGCGATCCGCGTTTGAATTCGATAGTTTCATTGAACGGTGTTCCGATTATTTAATGAGGACAATTTGAAATGGCAGATGATTCCGCGATTGAAATAACGAAGGTAGAACCCGAGGGTAGCGAAACGACCTTCGCGATTCCAAAAGACACGTACCGAGTGTTGATTCAGGCCGTAGGTGGCGATGCGACCGTAGCGATCGCCAGTTCTAGCACAACCTTTAAGCTGGTCTCTGGGGCATTACCGCTCGATCTGAGATCCCATACAATCGGCGGCCGTACCCTTTTTCTGAATGCCGCTGTCACCATTGACATCGAGATCATGGTATTCAGGGGGCGACTAGAGTAGTGGCTGAACCGCGTACAATATCATTTCCATTTCCGTTGCTTGGATTGGAGCGGCGCACTAATATTCGCAATGCCCCTCCTTTCTCCGCGGTAGACGCGCTGAATGTCCGTCCCATTGAGCAGGCCGAGGGGCGACAGCGCGGCGGGACACGTCCTGGCTTTCAGAAGGCCTTCCTTGAGCAATTGTCCACGGGTCCAGTGCAGAACCTAGCACAGATGAACATAGCCTCAGTAAGCGGCAGTTTTACATGGGTGGACACCTTCGACGGGAGTTCGATGCTTTCAGTATGGACGGCGCCGACCTTTTTGATTGTCGGGGATTCAGCGGTGCTTCCGGCTGTGGCGTCGGATGCAAGCTCGGGTAACTTTAGCACAGCCCGTACGCCGATTTTGGGAACGGTTGGAGCGATTCGGGATGACTTTGCCGACCTGGACACAAGTGCTGCTTACGTTGTCGTGATGAATGTCTATACCCATGAACTTGATCAGAACTTTTTTTATGTGTTTCTGAAAATGGATAACACGACTCCTGATGCGCTTCAGGATGGCCTGTTTATTGAACTCAAGTTTATTTCAACTGCTGGCCCTACATTCGGGAGTATTAGTGGTAGCGTTAAGTCCTATGTTGGTGGCGTATTGCAAAACACGTACAATTTTGCAGGCGGAAACACTGTAACCAATGGTGGCGCGATATATAAGATCGTTGTTTCAGGAAGCGCGATTGTGATTACCTTGAATGATATTGTGCTTCTGGATACGACCCTGAGTGAATCACAGTCTGGGCGTACAGTGGGATTCGGTATTCGGGAATTAAGTAACTTTCCTGCCAATCACGATGTTCCTTTTACCCATATAGATACTTTCTCTCTGCGTTATCAGCCGACAGGCCAGGTCGACAGCGTGCAGCGCAGGCAGTTTTCGGGAATCGGGGGTGGAGACTTGTATGTCGAGGACGATGTTGGGGCGATGATTCTGCATTCATCTTCCGTAAACATGCGGGCTGACGTGACCTTGCAAGCAATCGAACATTTATCCAAGCTGTACATTGCGGATTATGGCGATCAGCGTGCAGGGCGCACCGATGGCACGATCAGCGCGGACGGCTTGACCCTCGATACGAGCGGCGCTTTCACTTTTAACGATAAAGGCATCGATCTCAATGTCCATGTGATAGAGATTTTTGACGTGGCCGGTGGCGCCGTGGCCGGTATATACGAGATTAGCACGATAAATGCGGGTGATTTGATATTGAGTACTTCTGCGGGTACAACGGGGAATTGCAGTTTCCGGATCGAGCGTGGCCCGAAGGTCTATGATCCTGTTGCTGATACCTTGACGGCTTTCATTGCGACCCAGGGTATTGCGCCTTTCGGATATGCTCAAGTCACTCGCTATCTAGATCGGCTTTGCTGGGCGGGACATTTACGTGACGGCCGCAATTGGGAACAGAGTCGACAGGGTGCCCCCGATGACTACGATTTTTTTCCTTCGTCGAACAGTATTGGCCGGGCCGTTTCCGGGCAAACGAGCCTAGCCGGCGTTCTCGCTGCACCGGTGACCGCTCAGATTCCGCACACCGATGACTACATGGTCTATGCCTCATTGAATTCAATGTGGGTATTACGTGGAGATGCGACCAGTGGTGGGCTTATCGATAATCTGAGTCGCGTGATTGGAATTGTGAGCGAAAACGCTTACGCATTCGGCCCCGAGGGCGAACTCATCTTTCTGTCCAGAGATGGTCTATATATTTTACCTTTTGGCGGGACCAATCCTCCCGTGAGTCTGTCGGCCGAGAAGCTACCACGGGAACTGAAGAACATCGATACGACTCTGTTTAAGATCGGCATTGAGTACGATATCAACGATCGCGGTGTCCACATCTTCTTAACGCCTCTTACCAGCGGAAACATCAAACACTTTTGGTTCGACTGGAGCTTGAAAGGATTTTGGCCCGTAGAAATGCCATCGAGTGCATTGGAACCTTTTGTGACGACACAATTCGCCAGTGACGATGTATCCTCGAATGCGATTGTGTTCGGGTGTCGAGACGGATTCATTCGGAGATTCTTGCCGGGAGCGAATCAGGACGATGTTTTCGAGATAACGAGCCGGGTAGTGCTTGGCCCTTTATTTTTGGGCGGCTCAGCCGAGGACGAAGGCATACTTCTCGAGCTTGAGGCCGCACTTGGCCAAGCGAGCGCAAATGTATCATGGGAGCTGTATGTCGGTGATACCCCTGAGCAAGCCGTTTCTAGTGGCCTTGATGCGTCTTCTACTCCATTTGCATCCGGCACGTTTTTACCTGGACTGAATCGCAGCGAACGTCCTAAAGCGCGCGGAAACAGTGTTTTGCTGGTCATTCAGAACATAGGCAGCACAGGATCTTGGGTATTTAATGAGATATTCGCGAAGGTAAAAAGTCTTGGCCGACAGAGGATAGCGTAATGGGTGAGACCTCTCCCGGCGTCGATGCGTTCATGGAGTTCCCCGGCATCGAGACGAACAGCATAGAAGATCCCGCGGTGCGCCGGGCGTTCGGAGTCATTAACGAGTACTTCAAGCGCGCGGGCGTATTTTCGGATCAGGATGCCAAGCAGAGCACGATCGATGCGAACGCGACAGCAATTGCGACAAATGAGGCGCTAAACTCTGTGCACAGAGATGGCAATGGATCCGATCATGCCAACGTTGTGACTAATACTACACACCGGACAAGCAACGGAAGTAGCCACAGTTTCCTTGATCAAAGCGTAATAAAGGCAGCGAATGTGCAGTTTGCTGGGCTTAAATTCGGTGCGGGTGGCCAGCAGGTGACAGTCATTGACACCAATACATCTTTGGGTACAAGCAACAGTAGGCTCGCAACACAGAATGCGATTAAGGTCTACGTGGACACTCGGGTCGCGGCCAAGATGGACGATACGCTTGCGGCCCTTCAGGCGTTGAACTTACTCATGCCGAATAGCTCGGGAGGGGTTGCTGTTGGCGAAATATTCCGTGAGACTGGTGGTGATGTGAAATGGAGGGTTGCGTAAATGGGTTTCTCAACTGGTGTGCAATTTATAAAAGGAATCAGCTCAGGTAGCTCGCCGGGTTCTGCGGGCAGTGGGGCTGGGAATAGATCGGGTTTGTTTAATACCATCGAGGACGTTAGGGCTTTCAACAGAGGTCAGCGCCTAGAAGACATTTCCGCCGAAGAGGAACTTCGCCTATCCTTTGAGAGGAGGCGAGGGTCTGGGGGATTCAACGTCAATGCGCTCCTGAAAGCATTGGGTTTGTCCCAGGAAGAGGCAAACGCGAAGAACGAAGAACGGTTCGCTGAGATTAACGCCGGATTCGACACTCGCCTATCGAGGGCGATTGAATTGCTTGAGGGCCAGGGAAATTTCGCCCGTGGAGAGATTGGCCGTTCGGCAGAACAGGCGATGGGTTTCGATCAGGCCGAGTTGACTTCGCGCGGCCTCGCAGGCACTACGGTCCTCTCTAGTAACCGACAGGCAATTCGCAGGGATCGAGATCTAGCGTTTGGCGACCTGTCCGAAAGATTGGCGCGGTTAAGGTTTGGTGCGGAGGATCGGATCCGCGGCGAGCAGTTGGCGTTTCAGGAAAGACGAGAGGATATTGGGCCAGATCTGGCGTCTATTCTGCCATTACTATTACAATTTGGCGCTAACCGATAGGAATTGAAGTGGCGATTCGAGTCATACATAGCCCCGGATTCGGGCAGATTGGCGCCCTGGCCTTAGCGGCCGGCCGGTCTCGATCGAGGGGGGGTGGGTTCTCAGACACTCAACGCGCGATCACGGCTCGTGACATTGCATTGACTCGCGAGCGTGCGCTTGTGGCCGCTGCGAGAGAACGGAACTTCGGCCGTGCGGTTCCAAGCAGTAAAATCGAGAGTCCGGAAGCGAAGAATAGGCGCAAGCAGGCCGAGGTTGGCCAGATGATTCTGACCAAACAGGCCGAGCGCATTGGGCGCGAGGTGACCTTAAACGATCGAGAGAAACGCATCGCCTTAGCCCAGCTCGATCGTCGTGAGAAGTTGCTGAAACGCCAGGAGCCCAACGCCCAGGAAGCCTTTGAATCATCCATTGTTACAGATCGCGATACGGGCCTGAAGTATTTCAGGAATAAAAATGGCGAATACAAAGCGCTCGAGGACGGTTCTGAAAAGAAATCGGCTGATTTTACGAAGGCGATCGAGGCTGCACGGAAGAAACTCGAATCGGATGAAAGAGAACGTTCTGGATTGGCTGGGGAGAATCCCAACCTCGATTTCTCAGGCGATCAGGTTTTCGCAGAAGCCGAGCGAATTATTCAGGAGCAAAACGAGACCATTGCGCTCGCCGAAGCTCTACAGGAGTCAATGGACCGCGACAGGCTTGTCCAGTTGTCTGGCTTAGAAGGTCGCCGTAGTGCTCCGGGCCGCGGCATGATTAGCTCTATTGACGAATCTGGAAATAGAACGTCTTCGACTTTCTCGGGACCTTCTACGCAGTCAGTAGAGTTTAGTCGGAGTCGGAGTGTGGCCGAGGAAGAAGAACCTTTAGCGTTGCCCCCAAAGGGCGAGAGTGAGGGCGATACTGTAATTGACCTGTCTAAGATGAAGCCCAAGGAAGTGATCAAGCAATTTCAAGAACTGAAGCCACAGGAACGTCAAGAGTTTTTGGAACAGCTCAATGAGGATGAGCTCAAGATCTTCCGGGAGCATTTACCGAAGGCCCAACGTGGGGCTATCCGCCGCGCAGAAAAGCGTCTTAAAGAAGAACTATCACGGTCACGCCCCAGTAAAGCCCGGATAAGAGAAGCCGAGAAGAGGCTGGCTCGTATTCTTTTCGAATTTGGGGAGCAACCAGAAACAAAGCCGATCTTCACTCCACTGCCCGGGGGATTTTAATGGGCACAAGCACGCTGTTCAGATTCCTTCACAGTGATTTCCCGGAGGAAGAAGAAGAAAAGCTCGACGAAGAAGCCAGTATTCTGTTTGGCTTCTTACATCCACAGCCCGTGACAGACCCGACTCCTTCCGATGATGAGCGTTCCTCACGCGCCCGTACCACCGAAGAGGCGATTTTCGAACAGGGCGCCCGGTTCTCGCTCAAGGATTCTCCTGTGGTGCGAAGCGTTAAGTCCGGTTTCGCACAGGTTGGCTCTGATGTCAAAAGCCTCGTACAGCGCGTACTAGGCGACGTTGAGGGCGCGAATCAGACTTTGAAAGAGGCCGAAGCGCTTGGTCAGCTGAATGCGCAGGCTGATGAATTCAGCGCGATACCGAACACGATCCAGAGAGGCATTCGGAGCATGATCTCTTCGCTGACCCAGCTGGGCATACTCGCACCCACTGGCCCAATAGGGATTATTGGGGGATTTGGATTGTCTCGTTTCAACCAGGCCCTTGGCGAGGCAGATCGGGCTGGGTTTGACGAGTCTGAGGCGATTTCTTTTGCGAGCAAGGCCGGTATTATCGAGGCTGGTATCACGGCAATATTTCAAGGAATTGGGCGGGGCGGCCTTGAGGCGATGTTCGGGAGGAGCGTGAGCACCGCGGCGGCACAGACTGCGGGGAAAACTGTAGCTAAACAAGGTCTCAAAGAGGGACTGAAAGCAGTCGGCAGAGGAACGATTAACGAACTGGCCGAAGAGGAGATTATTTCGATTCTAGATCTTGCGAATCAAAAGGTTAGTGACATCAATCCTGAAGCATTTACGCCAGAGCGGATTGTGGGGACTTTTCAATCCGCCGTTGTTGATACTGCTGTGGCGACTGTAATGACCATGGGGGCGGCACATGGCGCGGCCGGTGCAGCGAGTTTGGCCACGGCTTCGAAGGCAACCGAGATTGATGAAACCGTAGATCCGATATCGAGTCGCCCTCTTCGCGCGGAGGAATCCATAGATGTCAAAGAGGTTAAGGAAACTCAGAGAGAAGAAGTCGACAAATCGCTGGAGATTGATAGGTCGAGAACTGAGCCGCCGCCTGGGCGAGCTCCAGAAGCAGAAGCTACGGACGTCCCGACGTCCGAAGATGCGAATGTTGAGGTGGTTCCTGAGCAAGGCGCTGAGGTACAGGATTTAGGCGGCGAGGAAAAGACGGAGGGAACCGAGCGCGGAAAGGTGAATCCCTCATTCCCAGTAGATCAGATTGAGCTTGACCCGAAACGGTTTCAGTTCAAGCTATCAGCCGGCCCCCAGGGTACGACTGGAGCGCTTTCGGATGTACAGAGCTTCGATCCTAATTTGGCTGGAATTGTCCAGGTGTATCAGGAACCGGAGTCTGGCCGTGTTTTTGTGGTCAACGGACATAATCGCGTGGTCTTGGCGAAGCGTGCTCTATCTGAAGGGCAATCTGTAGCCGCGACCATCCCGGTCCGCTTCCTCGACGTGGAGAGCGAATCAGAGGCGAGGGCCGTTGGGGCACTCACAAACATCGCTGAAGGCCGCGGGACGTCTTTGGATGCCGCGAAGTTTTTTCGGGACACCGGGCTTAATCGCGAGGACCTACAAGCGAAAGGCGTTCCCCTTCGCGAGAATACGGCCGCCGAGGGATTAGGCCTGGCGAACCTTGCGCCGGCGCTGTTCAATCGTGTGGTCGAGGGTGACTTGAGTGTGAGGCGTGGCGCCCTGATCGGCGAGAAGTTATCCGACGAGAACATTCAATTGCAGCTCGTCGACGAAATACTCCGTGAGGAAAACCGCGGACGCAAGGTGAACGATGCGACGGTGTCTGAGCTGATTGACCAGATTAACGTCGCTCCCGTGGCCACTGAGACGCAGGAGACCTTGTTTGGGGATGAGACCCGATCGCGGTCTCTTGCATTTGATCGTGCCCGACTGGTTTCTACGATCCGAGGGCGTTTGGGCAAGGACAAGCGGCTATTCGCATTAGTGAGCAAGAATGCCGCAGGTTTAGAGCGTGGCGGGAATGTTATTGATTCCACGGGTAGTGCCGCGGTGTCCAGTGAAGCCGCGGTTCTGCTTGATATATTTGACCGTGTGAAGGATATTAAAGGCCCAGTGTCCGATGTTCTGAATCGTGCTGCTGAGCGAATAGGAAGCGGAGAAGATGCCAAAACAGTCACGAAAGAAGCCTTCGAAGAGATCAGAGCCCCGCTTTCCGAAGTTATCACCCGAGCAAAAGCGAAGGGTCCTGGACGAAGTGAAGGCGATACAGCCGGTGCTGAAACCCAAGGGCTGAGCGATCCTTTCGCGCTCGATGCTGGTACGGGCCAGTCCGATCTATTTGCTGAGGCCTCTAGCCCTGAATCTACGTCGCCGGAGAGTGAGCCCGAAGGCGCCGTAGTTCCCAGCGCATCGGTCGAAGATGAAGCCGTTGCTTCGTTGCGGGAATCAGCTTCTCCGATTAACACCGAGACCGACGAAGGGAGTCCTGGTCGGGAATCCAGCCTTTCCGACGAACAGATCGACAGTCGATTCGACGATGAGGGCGGATTCATCAAGATCGACTCGGTCACAGAGGCAACCAAAAAGGTCGGTCGCTCCACGCGCGGATTTCTACGTCGTTTCTTTACGTCTAAGGGAGACCTCCCTCAAGACACTTTCGAGGCGATGATTAAGCGTGATGGATGGTTCAATTCGCAGACGAAACGCATCCAGTTCACGTTACGCGATTTCGATAAGGCCGCGGGTATTGCTTACGGTGGCCGCAATAAAATGACGAACGAGCAAATCCAGGCCGTGGATGCTGTTATGAAAGGCGAAGTTGAGCCGCAAACGATTCCAAAGCCGATGCGCGCCATTACGCAGCGTATGCGCGATGAGATTGACGCCATGTCGGCGCGTCTACTGGACAGTGGGCTGGCTGAAGGTGAGCTTCGCGCGACGATAGAAGAGAACCTGGGCTTTTATGCCAAGCGGAGCTACAGAGCTTTCAAGGATCCTTCCTGGGCAGAAAAGGTGCCACCAGAAGTGCGGGCCCGCGCCAAGAGTTTTCTTAGGCAACAGTTCCAGGTGCCGGAGAATCTTGAAGGCTTGTCGCGTGGTCAGTTGTTGCGCCTGGCGAGGTCTCATGGACTGGTTGGTGGACCACAAGGTCAGCCCAGGGCAGATTTCGTGCCTGATCTGAAGAGCAGTACACTGATTGAGGCATTGAAAAACGTCGGCAATACCGAGGAGAAAATCGAGGGATTAATCGATCAGTTACTCTACGAAGGTAAAGCGGCTGAGAGTCCAGTTGCCATGCTGGCCAAAGGCAAACTGGGCAGCAAAGACTTATCGATATTCAAGAAGCGCAAGGAAATTGCCCCTGAGATACGCGAGCTGCTGGGCGAGTTCAAGAATGCACGCGTTAATTATACTCAGAGCGTATCGAGCATGGCCCAGGTCATTTCGAACCATCAATTTCTTGAACAGGTGAAGCGAGACGGAGTGGGCCGATTCTTGTTTCGGACTCCGATTACGAATGAGGATGGACAGTTCAAAACACGCATAGCGTCAGACGAGAGCAGTGCTCTGTCTCCTTTGAACGGTCTATTTACGACACCAGAGATCAAGCGCGCCTTCGAAGATGCACTTGAGCCCAAGACAAATCCGCTGTGGCTGCGTGTTTATTTGGGAGCCAATAGCGCAGTAAAACTGAGTAAGACCGTTTTTTCTCCAATGACCCATGTTCGCAACGTCGTGGGAAACATCGGATTTGCTGTAGCCAATGGGCACTGGCGAGTCGGCAAGGCGGGTGGCGCATTTAAAACTACGATGGCGAGTATCGGCGCATTGAGCGATGCAAAATACCGAGATCTATTTTTAAAGATGCAACGGTTGGGTGTCGTTCATGAGAGCGCGCGGGCAGGTGAATTGCGCGACGTAATCCGCGATGCGTCTCAAGGTAACATTGATCAGTTCGCTGAGGACTCTGCGCGAGGGCTTGGTGGGCGTCTTGTTCGCGGAACAGTTGAAGTGTATCGGGTCGAAGATGACATTTGGAAAGTATTTGCCTTCGAGAATGAAAAAGCAAGGTATGCAAAAGCCCTTCCCGATGCCACCGAATCGGAAATAGAAGAGATCGCGGCTCGTATCGTGAGGAACACGTATCCTACGTATTCCTTGGTTCCAAAGGGAATAAAATTACTTCGTAGATTTCCGGTAGTGGGTACCTTTGTGAGCTTTCCCGCCGAGGTGGCCAGGACGGGCTGGAACACGCTCTCCCTGGCACGTAGCGAGCTTGCAGACCCTCAGTTGAGGGGGATTGGGGCGCAGCGGGCAGCGGGTATCGTGACCGCGGCTAGCGGTGTTTACGCAGTGAGTATGGCAAGTGCATTTCTTTTTGGCATAGGCCGTGATGACGAAGAGGATTTGAGAGAGTTTCTTCCGCCCTGGACTAAAAACAGCCAATTGATTCATTTGGGGCGCAGAAAGAATGGGAATTATCGGTACATCGATCTTGGATATTCCGATCCATACAGCTACCTTCGAAATCCCGTGACGGCACTTTTGCGCGGAGACGATTTCGAGGATGGTTTGATTGAAGCAATGATGGAAGCCTTCGAGCCGTTCCTGGGGGAGGAAATTCTATTCGGAAAAATTTTAGATGTCCGGCGCAACAAGAAGCCGAACGGGGGCCGCGTGTTCAATCCTGAAGATGAATTCCTAAAGCGATCAGAAGACATCGCACTTCATTTTTACGATGCATTTGAGCCGGGTGCATTTCGTAGCGCCCGCCGTGTTGTTTCCGGACTTCGTGGGGAAGTGAACATTTACGGCAAATCTTTCGATCCAACACTAGAGTCTTTGGCCGTTGTTACTGGTCAGCGTCTGTCTGAGGTCGATGTGCGTCAGTCTTTATCTTTTCATACGAGTCGCTTTTCAGAAGGGCTAAGCGATTCGACGCGCATTTTACTGAAGACAGCCGGGCGAAGCGGTACGGTAAGCTCTGCCGAACTGACGGACGCATTTATGCGCTCAAACCGTGCGCGTCATACATGGTTCGATCGTTTACATGGTCAGGCACGTGCGGCGATTCGATTGGGCGTTACCGGTGAAGAAGTAGAGGCCATTCTTCTTTCGGGCGGCCTGTCGAAGCAAAACGCGAAGAGTGTTATCGATGGTGGCTACAAGCCCTATATTCCCAGTTCAACTTTCTTGAGTTCTTTGAGTGGCCGCATTAATCAAGAAGATGTCGTGGCACGTCAGCAATTGATGGTGAAGTTGGGCATTGCAGCTTTCGACGATGAATACGGGGCTTCCCTGGCAATGGGGGATGTCATTTCTTCTGAATTGGGCAAGGCGTTTCGTTCACCGTTGGCCGCCAAGGATCGAGAACGCGATGAGAGCGATGCCAGTTTCTCGCAGCGCAGATCGAAACGTGAACGCGAGATCTCTCAGGCCCGCCAGTTCCTCTCCGGGCTGGAGATCGATGAAGATCAGGCAGTCGAGTTGCTGATTATTCGAGAGATGGATCGGACCGGCAAAACGCGCGTTGCGGTAATCAGAAGTAGAAGGACGAAAACTGGTAAGTTGACACTCTTCGGCAAGAAGCTACTTCGCATTCGTCGACTACTGGACAAAGATGTAGAGCAGGCGGCCAAGAAGCGTCTCCGGCGCCTTGAGTCGAAGAAGAAGGCTTTATAAATGGAAACATCCCGCGAGCTTTGTGACTCGATAAACCACAACCCGGGTGAAGGGGGACGGGAAACAGAATCCCCCGGATTACACACGGGCAACCAGGGTAGACGGTAATTAAAGCTGGGACATCTTGCCATACTAGCTGGTACCAAGCGGCCGTTCTGCACTGGGGTAACACAGATTGGAGAACGAATAGGCGGACACCGACAGATGGATAATTGGCCAAATTTGGCTGGGGGCAGCCCGGTGCCTAATAAAACCCGCGCAAACCGCTGACGCTATCCATGAAGATCAGCTAGATCTATTCCAGGGCGAAGTAACAGTAACAGTCACACAAAGCTCCCTGGTATCCATCTAGAGAATGCCCGTTTGCCTGTGAACGGAAATGTATATAGTTACTGTAACTCATACTGTAATAAATAGTTAGGGGTTCGGAATGGACATCAAATATGATGAGAAGATAGACCCGTTTTCCCCGCAAGGATTAAGGGAGCTACGTAAAGAGTGGGCAGTGCAGGAAGATCGGGAAGCGCAGCAGGATAGTGATCGTTGTAAATTGATGAAGGCGCCAAAGAGGCCAAAGAAACGACACAAGTTAAGGAAAGGGCGTAAGCCAAAGGGAAAAAGGCGCTATGCTGAAATGCAGGGCTATGTCGACGCGCGCATGCGGTCTCTTAGAGGGCGCGAGGCCCTCCTGAAGGAGATTCAGGCCGAAAAAGATGCGACCTCATCCTCAAGAAACTCTTCGGCCGAAGGGTAGGGGCCCGGGGTCAGTGGATCGGCGCGGTGGGACCATATAACTGCTTGCTAGGCGCGCCTTTATAGGTAAACTCGAAGACGGCAGTTTTAACTCTGGCGTTTTTCATGCTTGCTTTTGGGGTTACCACTTCAATCGCGTACCAATTTACTTTGCCAGTAGTGGTTTCGAGAATGAAATAATTCTGCACTGTATTTTCGGTGTCATGTCCGCGCCAGCCAACGTATCGGCCTGTTGTCTTCATTATGGACCCGGCCTCGACTTTGCCTTGATTGACCAGAATTCCTCCCAGAAAACTCCCTAGGAACGCTACGAGTATGATTAGGGTTACTGTTGTCATGGTATATTGGGTTTTCATGTTGCGATCTCCTCTTGGTTTGATAGCTAGCGATCAGGATATCATATTTTTCCTTGACTTGGAAGAATAATTTGAGATAAAATATCGACAGTCAACAGGGCAGAACATCGCATGAACACTCCAAATTTGGTCACGAGTAGGCGGAATCCCGTGAGGGCCCGCAAACATCTAGTTCTGCTAGCTGTTGACTCTGCTCGTGGCCTTTTCCTGGAGGAAACCCCATGTCGAAGCACACCACAGATCCGTTTACTGAAGAACTAGCCGCAGCAAAGACTGAGCTCGATCTCAGGATAGCGATTGCTCGCTCTGTATTGGCCGTAGAGGAGTTTCTCGGCCCCGAGCCAGGCAATCACCCTCCTGATAGCTTTGAGAGCGTCGTAGTCGAAACCCTTGAGCTCTATCGGGTTCTCGGTTCCAGTAGCGTGTCCTACGAAATCAAAGTGGCTTAGGAAGGCGCTCCATGCCAAAGGCGATTGATTTGACGGGCCAGATGGTCGGCAAGCTGGAGGTCATCTCGCTGCTTCCGGTCCGACAGGATAACTGCCGATTGTGGTTTTGCTTCTGCCATGCCTGTGGAAGGCACACGATCAGGAAAAGGCCAACTCTAACAGACAAAAAAACAAAAGCCTGTGGCTGTCTACAGGGAGGAGCACCTGATCTCCGCGGCCAGAGATTTGAGAGACTTGTGGTAATTCAACGTGTAGAAAATGATAATCGAGGAAACAGTAGATGGCTCTGTCGATGTAGCTGTGGGAATCAGTTGTGCGTTCTCGCTGGTAATTTAATGAGTCATACCACTAAAAGTTGTGGATGTTTCCGGCGCGAAAGGGCTCGGGCGCTACGTCTTACACACGGAAAAACGGGAAGCGGAGCACATCAAAGTTGGGGGGCAATGCTTGCGCGATGTTCTAATCCGAACTCAACAGCTTACAAAAACTACGGGGGTCGGGGAATAAGAATCGAAGATGAGCGCTGGCTAGAATTCGAGAACTTCTACGCCGACTTGGGCGACAGGCCTGACGGAACAAGCATTGATCGCATCGACAACGACCTGGGCTACTTCAAAGAAAACTGCCGATGGGCTACGCCGAAAGAACAAGCCAGTAACCGACGACCTGCTAAAAAGAGAAAAGCCAAAGCCTGATGCCCGCTAAGGCGAAACGCCCTCCGGGGCGTCTGCCGGACGCAGTCTCCCTATAGGTCGTTTGCCTTTATAGAACCTGTACAATCCTGATACAGGGGCCCCTGGCCGCCCTTTGGGGGGCTCAGCTCTCACCCGAGTCCTTCGCTGCGAGCCGTGCATAGTTCCGCCTGAAAGACTCGAGCTGCTGGATGACCACATCCACAATCTCCATTTTATATTCTATGGAATTGCTTGCAGCCCGAAGTAATCTAGCTTGCGCCAGCAAGAGATTCCCAATCTCGGTGTGGGGATCTCCGGTGCTCTCGAAGAGATCGTTCAGTTGAGAATCATATTCTGCCACGGTCTCTCGTAAAAGCGCATCTATGGGCCCGGAGAAGGGGGATGTGTGTGAGCCTCTTCGAATAAGGTTCGTCACATTACTAGCCGACGTTCCTACCTTTTCGGCAATGTCCCGCGGGCTCAGGCCTAAGAGTTTTGCTTGTTCGTAGGCGTCATCGCGCAATTGGGCCCATTTTCTCATTACTTTTTTATCCATCGCAATCCCCCTCAAGATTACTTTTTGCTTCAGGATAAGATTTTACAACATATCTTCACATCTTTCAATGTTTTTATCAGATAACACGCAAACCCCGTAAATATTTCTAGCTTTAAGAGTTGACATGATTTGTAGTTTCTGATAACCTCTCACACATTCGTAACGTACTGGGGGATTCGTAAATGGATAGGGAAAACGTTCTAGGACCCGCAGGGACAGAGCAAAGTGCCCCTGAAGAAGACCCGAAGGCGTTGTTGACGCCCAGTGAGGTCGCGGCTGAATGTCGAGTGGCGGTCAGCACGGTCTACGGATGGCTCAGTTCGAAGGCGCTCAAAGGGGAGAAGCTCGGCGGGGGGGTGTGGCGAGTCACAAGGCGATCTCTTTCTGAATTCAAGGGCGAGGCTGATCTTTTCGGGGGTGAATGATGGACGTTCGTCTGACCAACTCTGAGATGCAGGCCATGAAGGACTGTTCTCGAAAGGCCCAGTTGGCGTACCAGCTTGGTATACGCCCGAGGACGGAACCGCGGCCACTCCGCGTCGGCTCGGCGTTTCATTTGGGTCTTGATCTTTTTGCGCAATCGCGGAGCGGTGCGATCGATTTGAGCCTAGAGGCCTGCGAAGCCCACGTCATATCGAAATACGACGAGCATGAACCGGGCGGCGATCCTGATTCTAGGGAGCATTATGAATGGGAAATCGAGCGCGAGATATTGGCCAGGATGCTTGCTGCTTATCGATGGCGCTGGCGTGAAGCTGATAGTTCAATTCGATATATCGCGACCGAAGAAGCCTTCGACATTCCGCTCGTGAACCCCGAGACCGGCCGCAGTAGCCGCACCTTCACGCTTGCCGGAAAGATCGACAAGATCATTTCCTTCGAAGGCAATACCGAGATCGTCGAACATAAAACGACCACAAGAGAGATCGATCCTTCGACCGATGTCGGACAAAAGTACTGGCAACGGCTGCGAATCGACAGCCAGATCAGTACCTACTACATTGCAGCCATGGCCCTGGGCTACAACCCCAAAGACGTACTTTACGACGTTGTCTGTATTCCTACGATTGAGCCCTGCTGGCTTAGTCAGCGCGATACGAAGGCACTCAAAGAGACCGGAGAGTACTTCTACACATTCCGCGGCGACGACAAGCCGACCAGTATTAACATGAATCAATCTGGATGGGGGGACATGTCGGGGCCGCGCCTTGATCAGTGGCGCGAAGAGCGCGAATACGTTCTCGAAAGCAAAGAAGTCGCCGGCGAGTTGATTGCTACCGTCGACGGTGTGCGCGTCGACGCCAAGAAGGGCGCCAAGTTCGATTCAACTGGCGCGTTTGCTATCAAGGAGTCAGTTCCGATGTATGGCCAACGCATTACGGCTGACACTTTCCGTCGTCCCGATCATTACTTTATTCGCCGAGCGATTCCACGCCTGGAGCAAGATCTTCAAGAACATATGTACGGCGTATGGGAACTTGCGCAGCAGTTTCGGCGAAACCGTGAATTAGGCCTATGGCCGAAAAACGATCGGCATTGTATCGGCTTCGGGACATGCCCCTACTTCGATCTTTGCACCGGAGGATTCGATCCGCGTTCGTTTGCCGAAGGGAAGGCTGATCTTCCCGATGGCTTTGTCGTTGTTGACAATATTCACCAAGAACTCCCAGATTCACAGGAGGACTGATGGCCGATACAAAAGCGCCGCCCCAAGTAGCCCCGAAGAAGTCCATGACACCGTCGCCGGTATCTATGCGGACATCGAAGCCAGCAGAGAATTTACCGTTCGTCGGAAAGGCCAAAAAGGGAAGTCGGCCGCCGAAATGCTTATTCATGGCTGACAATGGCTGGGGCAAGACAACGATCGCAGCGCACGCCGCGGACCCTGACGAGACGGTGATCGTTATGACTCACGACGAGACAGGATTCCTGACTCTTTTGGACAATGGCCTTGCACCTGACTGTGACCAGGCTGTTCTCGAGACGTGGGCTCAGCTTACGGCTCTCCTGAAGTCGTGGATTGACGCACCTGAAATCAAATACCGGGTGATCGTATTCGACACGATGTGTGCCTTTGAGCGGCTCCTTCAAAAGAAAGTATGTGATGAGAACTTTGGCGGTGACATGTCCAGCAAGGGCTTTGGTGCCTGGCGAAATGGCCCCAAGGATTGCCTTAACGGTTGGGTCAGCTTTTTGAAACTGCTCGAGGATCTTAATCGGCGCGGAGCCACGATCATGCTTCTCGAGCAGATTTCTATGAAGCAGGCAAAGAACCCCGTTGGTGATGATTACCTGAAATTCGTTCTTCGAAGCGACGATCTGATCGCGAATGTCACAAAGGACTGGTGCTCCATGGTCCTGTTTGGTCGATGGGTGACGATTACGGACAACAAGGACAGCGAAGGCAAAAAAGCAGGCACCAAAGGTATTGGCGGTACAGAACGGGTTGTTGTTACGTCGAACCATGATGCATGGACGGCCAAAAACCAATGCGGACTGCCTTCGGTGATTGAGATTAGTGAAGACATCACTAATGGATGGGAAACGATACTCAGTTCAAGAGAAGGGAGACAGGCATGAAGGCTGACGCGGGGATTTATTTCGGCAAGCTCAAAGAGGTGGAAGTTGGGGCCACTGGAAAAAACAAAACCCCTAGACTCAGGCTTACCTTCGCGGTGACTGACAAGGCAAATCAAGACAATGACTGGGAAGCGCTTGACGGACAACTTGAGCGTTCCGTCGACCTGTACTTAACCGACAAGGCACTTCAGTGGACGGAAGATAAGTTAGCCGTCCTCGGGTTTGACGGTAATTATGTAAGTCCGAGCGTTCAGAGTTTTAGCCCTGAACTTTCAGCGGATGGTTGCCAGATGGAATGCACAATTAAAACGAAGCAAGACGGAAAGGGAACCTTCGAGGAGTGGACTCTCGTCATGCTTCGGGATGTTGGCACAACCGGTCTTGATCCACTCCAGGGCAACGAGCTGGATCGTTTGAGTGCGCGTTTCAAGCAAAGCCAAGCGAACACGAGAAAGCCTGAGAGTGCGCCTGGGGCACCCGTAGCAAGTAACGCTACGCTGAATCAGGGGCAGACCTCAAGCGCCCCTCCAAGGCGCGAGCCTGAAGATGATGCCCCAGTGCCTGAAGATGACACTCCGTTCTGAAACGATTAGCGTCGAGCGAGTTTGGTTCTGGATCGTCTTTGTTTAGAGGCGGACAGATTGAATCGAAACGTTGTCAAAAGTTGAGGAGAGAGTAATGAAAGAAGTGAGATTGTTTTGCGTACTGGTGTTGGTGTTGGCTGTGTTCGTAGGCGCGGGGTGCATAAACACGGGCACGCATTCCCTCGCAAAACCCGTGCTGGACGGTGACGGCAATCCGACCGTCATCCATGCACAAGTGGCTAGAAGCATCAATGTCACGCGGCCAGCGCTTGGCAAAGATGGTGAAATTCTGTTGGGCCCTGACGGCTCTGTGCTGGAAGAAATACGCATCGAAACACCCATACCCGATGGTAATGGTAGCTTTTTATTGCTCCCTGGCGACGCGGTTAGGATGGTGAAAATCCGCGCTCGGAATAAAGCCATGGGCGGTGCGGCGGCCACGGGCCTCCAGAACAACGTCATGATCGAGGGCAGAGGCATAACCTTTGCCACGGGGTCGGCGGTAGACGAGATGAGTACGCCTGAGATTTTACCGAGCATTGTAGAGGGTGTCATTCAAAGCCTGGCCAGCGCCGGCGTGATCGGCATTACTGGCGGCACCTTGGACGCAGACAGCTTCCGCATATGGTTCGATTCGCTGACAGACGAAGAGCAGCAAGACCTGATTGAATCGATATTGGCAGGGGGAAACTGAAGGTTGGGGCGGGCAAAGTATCACTGTATGCGCTTGGTGGCGGGAGTCATCTGAAAGTTTTTCAACGGAAACCTAGAAGGAGTCTGAAAATGGCTAAAAGAAATGCGAGTAAAGCGGCCGAGCAGCCAAGGGCCGAAGGCGGTCTTCATCGCCGAAGAGAGTACGATGAACATCAAACGCTTCTATGCGACATGATTGATTCGGAGATTCTGAAAACGTCACGCATGGCAAGCGCCTTGAAAAAAGAGATTGACGAAGCCATTGCAGCCATGAAGGACGAAGCAAAAGATCGCAAGGCTGCTATTAAGATTCGTCAGGGTCGTTTTGATGAGCTTATGGAAAAGGTCGACGCCGGCCAGGAGCTTTGCGATGTGACGGTGTTTGTTACCCATGATTTCGAGGACGGTCTCTACATCGCGGTTCGAATGGACACGGAAGAAGAGATCGCGCGTCGACCACTTCGGGACAACGAGCGACAGCAACAGATTCAAGAGACGTTGAGCGAAGACGGTTCCGGGGATACGGAAGAAGATCCTGCCGGCGACGGCGACGGTTCGGCCGAGTAGTAAGCTGTTTACCGGTTTCGACACAACGGCCCTGTGTCGTGACCGACTCCGTGTTCGCGGCCTGCGTGCCGTTAGGAAACGCCCGGCGAGGTCATTGTGCACCTACTCCGCGCTGTGGCCGCGGACACTCAAAAGATGGGAGAAATTGACCTTGATCAAAATAGAAATAGCAATCGATCCTGGCAAGAACGGCGGGATCGCGTTTAGTATCGGCGATGATCCTGTGGACGCGATCTGTATGCCAGAAACCATGCCGGATATTCACGCTGAGCTTCTTGATATCTCGACCAAGGGAACCGTGGTACGAGTTCTTATCGAGAACACCGGCACATATCGACCGGGAAATTCAGGTCCTGGCGCTGTCAAGTTTGCGCGGCACTGCGGACACATCGAGGCCCTTGTTTATGCGCTGGGTCTACCAAGCGAGCAGATCGCCCCAAACAAGTGGATGAAATCGTTTTTGGGGACTGTACCCAAAGACAAGAAGGAGCGAAAGCTCAAGATAAAAGAAAAAACTCAACGGCTCTATCCACATCTGGCCGTTACGTTGTTGACCGCGGATGCACTCGGCCTTTTGACCGTATTGTGTAATTCCATGGAGAGGTGATATGGATTTGGTTGATCAGGAAGAAAGAACACTAACCCCCTCGCGAGAGCAGAGGTTTATCCTGGATGCCGTCGAGAATGAAAGAGGTAATATTCTAATTCAGGCATGTGCGGGCTCCGGTAAGACAACGACTTTGCGAATGATTTGCAGCGCTCTGCCTATGAATCTGCGCGTTTTGGCTGTTTGCTTCAACAAGTCCACCGCTATTGAATTCGGGCACAAATTGCCATCGAATGTTGATGCCAGAACCATTCATTCTCTGGGATGCAAAATCATCGGGAAATCTTTGCGGGTAAAGTTTTCTATAGATAACAACAAACCTCAGCGAATTCTTGACGAGTATTGTGCAGGTCTTCCTGATTTTGGATGGACAAAGGAAGAGATAACTTCTTTCCGCAAATGCATGCTTCCGTTGCTTGATCGTGTCCGGGAAACGATGACCAATCCAGATGATAGGGATGCAGTTCTAGAACTAGCAGAGCAATTCGGTTTTGACGTTGCGGAATCCACAGTTGCACATCTTCCTGTGCTTTTGGCCTTTAACAGGCGCGAACGCAGCGTCATTTCATTTTCAGACATGATCGATCATGTGGTGCATCATGAACTTTCGTTGCCGATTTACGATGTCATTCTAATTGACGAAGCTCAAGATCTGAATGCTCTACAGATAAGCTTTTTAATGCGACTGGTTGCCGTCTCGGGCGCCCGCGTAATCGCCGTAGGCGACAAACGGCAGGCAATTTATGGTTGGCGCGGGGCTGACTCCAAGTCTATGGAGCGGATTAAATTCATTTTTGAATGTGAAGAATATCAGCTACCCGTCTGCTATAGGTGCTCCACCGCAGTCATCCATAGCGCCCAGGAGATAGTAGGCGAGGACTGTATTCGTGCCTACCAGGATGCGCCTGAAGGCCTTGTACTGAACTATCCTCCTGAACAGCTCTCTGAGACCATGGAAAACCTAGAGCCAGGCGATATGGTGCTTTGCAGGACTAATGCGCCCTTGGTGTCTCCGTGCCTCGAAATGATTCGAAGTGGACATAAGGCTGTTATTCGTGGACGGGACATCAGGAAAAGTTTATTTGACCTTATAGAGAAGATTGAAAAGACACATCGCGGCAAAAGCCTGTCTGCTTTTTTGAATGGGTTACGGGCGCATGGCCTTGTTCAGATTGAGAGACTAGACCGAGAGAAAAAGCATGGCGCCTTGATGGTCTTTGAGGATTTGATCCAAACCATTTACGACGTGGCACAGTTCTGCGATAACGTCCAGGATCTCAAGAAGTACATTGGCGATGTTTTTAGCGAAGAGTCGGAGGGCGTTATTTTCTCTACTATTCATCGAGCGAAAGGTCTTGAGGCGCGGACTGTTGTAATTCTTGCGCCGGAACTAATACCACATCCGATGGTAGAGCGACTGGGGGATTCTGCGTCTCTTGAACAGGAAACGAATCTTGATTACGTCGCGCGTACACGTGCGAGAGAGATTTTGTTATTTCAACCATTGAGGAATTCATAGTGGCTAAAACCAGAGAAGAGTTAGAACTTGAAGGAGTACTTCTCCAGGGTCCAGTAGTACCCGATTGCCTTAAGGCCGTAAGTGACGGCTGAAGTATCCCGATGTGGATCCTGCGCAGGTTGCTGCAGGCCGATGGGGCACGTCCTACGTGCGTAATCCATGATTATGGATATTTTGAAGCGGCACTTAAATATGAGGCTGGAACATTCGAATGGGAGGTTGCTCGCGCAACGGCGGACATTCTCTTAAAACGGAATATCCATGATATGACGCGCAATCGTTTTGCAGCCGGAATTCGGTCCCAATTATTTTTCGTTGGCTTACGTATTTTCGGTGGTAGCGCAATGTGGAAACGGGGTCGAACCCTACCGATGCCACCTACGCTCGAGGATCTGTATGAATTGGAGTTCGATATTGCACCGGCCACCGAGCGATCAGCACAGATTATCGATGCGTGGAGAAAAGAGTTGATTCGAACCACGAATGGAAGAATTGAACCGGAAAAAGGAGAGTAAACATGGGTACCAAAACAGCGAATATAGATCCAAAGACAGAAAAACGCGATTTCCAATCCTTACTGGAGCGGCTATCGGATTTAAACCATAGGGCAGACCAGGTTTTGGTATTGGCGCAAGAAAAAGCAGACGAGCTTATGGGCATACAAACGAAAGGAGAGCCTGGGGAGCCGCCCGAAGCTCAGGAGGGCATTCTCGGTGCGTGTTTCTGGCAAGCTGACCGCATCGGGATTCAACTCGGCGAAATCTCTGATCAGCTCATAAGACTTTAGGAGGAAAGTGGCGTCATGACAAAGACGAACGCGGTCGACCTAGGAACGCGCGTTGGCAGCAATCGCCATGTCCGCATCCCCAGTGAGATCGTCACGGAAACGCTGGCGCTACTCGGCAAGCGTGGAAGCGGGAAAAGTCACGCAGGCACCATAATTACCGAAGACATTCTTGAGGCCGGTATGTCTGTCGTGGTCATAGACCCCCTGGACTGCTGGTGGGGTCTGCGCTCGAGCAAAGACGGGCGCCAAGAAGGCTATCCGATCGTGGTATTCGGCGGCGAGCACGCAGATGTCCCCCTGAACGAGACCAGTGGTCGTACACTCGCCGCGCTATTGGTCGAGCAGCACATCCCCGCCATTCTGAGCCTACGCCATTTCAGCAAGAGCGCCATGAAGCGTTTTGTCGCCGATTTCTGCGAGGAGCTTTACAGGCTAAAAGGCAAAAAGGTCAATCGTGAACCCCTGCACGTCATGATCGACGAGGCGGACATGTTCTGCCCGCAGCGTGTCATGGGTGAGGACGCACGGGTTACGGGTTCCATAGACAATCTCGTGCGCCGCGGTCGGTCCAGCGGCATAGGCGTGACACTGATTACGCAGCGCGCGGCCGTTATCAATAAGGACGTACTCACGCAGACCGAAGTGCTTTTCGCGTTTCGGATGACGGGGCCTCAAGACAAGAAGGCCATCAAGGATTGGATTGAGAATAACGCCGACAGCGATCGTCAAAGAGAGATCCTAACGTCTCTAGCGAAACTGCCTATCGGACAGGCCTGGGTGTGGAGCCCCGGATGGCTCAACCTGCTCGAAGAGGTAAAGATTCGAGACCGGCGGACCTTCGATAGCTCATTCACCCCGAAGGTAGGCGAGGAACGCCGTAGCCCTAAGAAATTGGCCGACGTTGACCTTGATGCCATAAGCGAGAGCCTGGCAGGAGCCATCGAAGAAGCAGTCGCCAACGATCCGAAGATCCTCAAGCGAAAGGTCGCGGAACTATCGCGGGAACTCGAGAAGGCGAAGGGGAATGGATCTGCGACGGCGGGGAACATGGATCAGGAAGCGTTGCAGCGTGCTGTGGACACGGCAATAGAGAAAAGGGACGAAGACTGGAACTCCGCGATAAGCCTATGCGTAGCGAATGCTCAAACGCGGAAAGCTGAGACTCAAGCTAGTATTTCGAAAGCATTTAGTATTGTGGATGTCATCTTTGAGGACCTCGCGATCGTCGGGCCTTCCCCGGTACGACAATCGCCAACACTAACGACGCACGATAACGTGGCGGCCCCTACAAAATCGGGCGGTGGGGCCGCCTTTGGGGGAACCGAGCGGAAAATTCAATCGACGAAAAACATTCCCGGTCTCGGAAGGTGTCCTGCAGCGATCCTGTCTGTAATTGCCTCATTTCCGAATGGTTGCACAAAGCGTCAATTCTCTTTCCTGAGTGGATACGTCCTTAATGGTTCAAGTATGAAGGCTGGCTTGTCTTGCCTTCGAAGTCAAGACTTGATCGAAGCTCGAGGCGAGCTCTTCTTTGCGACCCAGGCCGCGCATGATCAGTTTGGGCCATTTCCGCCTAAGCCGACTGGTATTGAATCTCAGGAGTATTGGCTGTCGAAGCTTGGGAAATGTCCATGGGAGTTCATGCAGGAATTCATCGCGGTTTATCCAATTGCGTTGACAAAAGCGCAGCTTGGTGAGCGCACTGCCTATGTCGAGAATGGTTCAAGCATGAAGGCGGGCTTATCGCGACTTCGGAGCCTTTATCTGATCAATGAGGGAACGGATATGCGGGCTAGCGAAGAGCTTTTTGATTGAGCTGGGGGAATACGTATATGGGGAATTTTCTGAATGAGTAATACCAAAAAGTTCAGCGTGATCTACGCGGATCCGCCATGGAAGTATAGCGACAAGCAAAGTGCCGGCAACCGCGGGGCGGAGTTTAAGTATCCGTGTATGACCATAGCCGAGCTAATTCATTTTAGGGTCGACGGGCGCTGCGTGTACGACTTGGCGGCCGAGAATTCCGTGTGCTTCCTGTGGACGACAGGCCCGATGATGCCCGAAGCGCTCAAGCTACTCGCTTCCTGGGGGCACAGATAGAAAGGAGAGGGACATGAGCCACAGGAAACAGCAGGGCCATATGTGGGGATGCTGGGTGGTGTGGAATGGCGACGGTAAAGAATGGGACGAGCAGTGGATGTGGGACACCACGGCCAAAGACAGAAAAAGGGG